GAGATCTTCCTTACACTGATATTAGTTCTAATCTAAAGCCAAGTGGAGAAATTCCTTTACACTTTGGTTTGCAAAAACAAATGGGCCAACACAAAGATGATGTTCGTGTAGTAGTTCACGTGCATCCTACTTATTGTATTGCTGCAATGCATGCTGGAATTGATCTTAGTACCATTAGTAATGCATTCCCTGAACTTAATCGCTATACTAAAGTCGCACCCAATGTTGGTGATGTACCTCCCATTAGTCAAGAACTCGCTGATAGATGTCACGAGAATCTTCAACTCGATGATCGCGGCACCATCGCGTATGACATCGTAGGCATCAAAGGACATGGTGTAGTTGCCATTGACACGAGCCCGTGGAGAGCGTACGAGCATATTGAACGTCTTGAGCACATTTGTAAAATTGTACTTGCGTCAGGAAAAATATGATTAATATTACTGACGCTGCAGCAATCAAGATTGCCGACATTGTCGCAGAAGAAAATAATCCCAAAGTTAAACTACGAACCTTTGTTCAAGGTGGTGGATGTAGCGGATTTAGTTATGGGTTTACTTTAGATGAAGAACAAAATGAAGACGACTTTGTAATAGAAAAATCCGGAATTGTAATTTTGGTTGACTCTATGAGTATGCAATATTTGCAAGGTGCAATCATAGACTATAAAGATGACCTTAGTGGTAGTCAGTTTGTAATCAATAATCCAAATGCACAATCATCTTGTGGATGCGGTAGTAGTTTTTCAGTATAAGAAAATAAAGTATGCTAACACATGATTACTATAACTGATCTTGCTTATCAGAAAATTAAAAGAAGTCTAACTAAACGCGGTAATGGTGTTGGTATTAGGATTGCAGTAAGGACAACAGGATGTTCAGGACTTGCTTACGTATTAGAATATGTAGATAAACTTGAATGTGAAGTTGGTATAACAAATTATGCGCAGCCAGACTTTGCAGTGTTAGTAAGTACTAAAGACGAACCATACTTGAACGGTTTAACGATGGATTGGGTTCGTAACGGACTCAATGAAGGCTTTGATTTTAAAAACCCAAATGAGCGTGACCGATGTGGTTGCGGAGAAAGTTTTAGAGTATAAGGAAATTAACAATGCACTCTCAAATACCAGCAGAAGGAATATTAAAGATAAACGACTGGGGTAGTTCTCGCGTTTATCAAGTTGTGTGTGGTTGCAACAATCCAGATCATAGTCATAATGTTTGGGTTGAAGCAGATGAAAGCGGTGTAAACGTTATAATCTATACAACGAATACTAGTAAGTTTTGGACTAAAAATCGTTGGCGACAAATTTGGGAACTCTTAACAACAGGCCAAGTTGAGCAAGAAGTTGGCCTTATAATGAGCGAGCAACAGACTCTTAACTATGCAAAAAGTTTAACACTAGCTATAGAGGATGTAAAAGGTTTTAAAAAGAAGCGATGAGATTTTAATGGATGACTGCGACGTTTGGAAGTTTATAGATAACGAAGACGCTTGGATTTATGATAAACTCATATTATCCAAGCGTCTTGGTTATTATTGCGGGCCTTCTGGTGTTGCACCTGAAAAGTCTGACACATATATTGTAAGACCAATATCTAACTATCGCATGATGGGCCGTGGCTCAGGATTCTTGTTTATTAATGCGGGTGAAGATATTATACCCGATGGTTATTTTTGGTGCGAAATATTCACTGGAAGACATTTAACCTTTGATTATAATCGAGGTGTTCAGACACTTGCCGTTGAAGGATTTAAAGATGATGCAAGAACAGATAGGTTTGCATCGTGGAAAAAAACAAATGACGTTTTTAAATTGCCAGAAATGTTACTGGCAATTGCTGTTAAATATGAATGGATGAATGTAGAAGTCATTGACAACAAAATTATAGAAGTTCATTTGCGATATAACGATGATTTTGCAGGGCATGACGCTGACGAAGTTATTCCAATATGGAAAGAAAACTTTTATGATAGCCCATGTGGTGATAGAATAGGTTTTCTACTTAAATAATTATATGTTTGATATTATATTAACAATCATTAAGTCTATTACGCTCATGTTAATCGTGGCTATATGGTCATTGCTTATTTTGGCACTTAGTTTTAAGTTTATAAAATATATTATTAGTCTATTAGGTTAAGCACAGATTCAAAGGAAATTTTATGGGTGGGAATAAAAGAGTAGCAGTTATTGGTGCTGGTATTGCTGGGATTACTACAGCATATTACCTTGCTAAAGAAGGATATACTGTGCGTGTATACGAACAAGAACCATATCCAGCAATGCGCACTAGTTTTGCTAATGGTGGACAAGTTTCAGTGAGTAATAGTGAAGTTTGGACGACATGGAGCAATGTTAAAAAAGGCATCGGCTGGATGTTTAAAAAAGATGCTCCATTGCTAATTAGGCCTAAACTAGATCTAGCTCAATGGAAGTGGATGGCAAAATTTTTGTATCATACTGCAATAGGTTCATATGAAGAAAATACAAAAGAAACTATTAGGCTGGGTCTTGAAGCTGACAAACTTTATAAAGAGATTATTGCAGAAGAAGGTCTTGCGTTCGATCAAACACAATGCGGCATTCTGCATTTTTATAAAAGCGCTAAATACTTTGAAAGCGCAAAAGTTGTGCAATCATTATATCAAAGCAGCGGATCAGCGTGGGATATTCTAGGACCTATGCAAACAAAATCTTTAGATAAAGCGTTAATAGATATTAAAGGTGTTGTCGGTGGTGCTTGGACACACCATGATTGGACTGGAGATATTCACAAATTCTGTTATCAGTTGTCTAAAGTATTAGAAAAAGAATATGACGTAATGTTTCATTACAATTGCAAGCCAGCAACTCTGAATTATCTTTTAACAGATTATGACGCTATAGTTATAGCCGCTGGTGTAGGTTCTGAAAAATTAGCAAATACCATTGGTGATAGTCTAGGCATTTATCCAGTTAAAGGATATTCAATTACAATTAATAACGTTGATCCAAGATATTTACCTAGAGTAAGTTTGCTTGATGATGAAGCTAAGATTGTAACTAGCTCACTTGGAAACCGTTTTAGAGTAGCAGGTACTGCAGAACTTACTGGCGAAAACTATGATATTCGTAGAGATCGCATTCAGCCTTTGCTAGACTGGGTACATAAAAACTTTCCAAACATTAATACTCGCGATTATACGCAATGGGCATGTTTGCGACCAATGACACCTAATATGATGCCAATTGTTAAACAGAGCAAAAGAAACGATAAAGTATTTTATCATGCTGGTCATGGTCATTTGGGTTGGACACTAAGTCCTGCTACTGCTAAACAAGTAGTTGAGTTAATTAAAAATGCTTAATATGTTTGGTGAAATGCTGCCAGGATTAGAAATAATTCAGCATGTAAAGCATAAAGATAGTCGTGGAGACTTTTGCGAAGCATGGAAACTTGGCAATGATAGTATGCGAGGTCCAACACACAACGGCTGGCCATTTCGCCAATTAAACATAGCAACATCTTCTAAAAATGTTCTAAGAGGAATGCACAGGCAAAATCAATTTAAATGTGTTATGCCGGTTTACGGCAAAATATTCGATGTAGCATTAGAACCAGAATCAGGTAAATGGTTTGGTATAGAATTAGATGAAACTTGCGCTTTACTAATACCACCACAATACGCTCACGGATATCTAGTTATGTCAGACAAAACTGTTGTACAATATATAGTTGATAGACCCTACAATAAAGCAGAAGAAGAAAATTTTAATTGGAACAAATACGGGATTGAGTGGCCTATTCAAGGTACTCCAATCCTGTCAGTTAAGGATACAGAATGAAAATAGGATTTAATTGTAGCAGTTTTGATCTGCTGCATGCAGGTCACGTGACTATGCTAAAGATGGAAAAACAATTATGCGATTATTTAATTGTTGCTTTACAAATCGACCCAACAATGGATCGTCCTGGAATTAAAAATAAACCAGTACAAAGCGCATATGAAAGATATGTGCAATTACAAGCTTGTAAATATGTTGATGAAATACTTGTTTATGAAACTGAATATGATCTATTGCAATTACTACAAACACAAACAATTCATATTCGTTTTTTAAGTGACGAATATCTAAATAGAGATTTTACTGGTAAGCAATGGTGTATGAATAATGGTATTGAATTACATTACCATAAACGTCAACACGATTATAGTTCAAGCGAACTTAGAGCTCGTACTGCAGAATTGGAAAATTCTAAAAAATCAAACTCTTCTAAAGGACCAGACATTCCTCAGTACAGCCCCGAATTAATAAGAGGTAATAAATAATGAACGATAAAATATATTCACTTAGAGTAAAGGCTGTAACTACAATTGAAATTGTAAATCCAGATACTGGCATTACACATCATAGAGAATTTTTTGATGAAGAAAAGTTCGCCGAGTTGATTATTAAAGAATGCGCCAAGTCTCTATGGACCGAAGAATGCTATAACAGTGATTTAGCATTAGAAGAGTTTGAAAGAAACGGCGCTAAGATTAAAGAACATTTTGGAGTTGAAGAATGAAACAATATCATAAATTATTAAAAGATATTTTTATTAATGGTGAAGATGTAAGCGATCGCACAGGTACAGGCACTCGATCTGTATTTGGATATCAAATGAGGTTTAACTTGCAAGACGGGTTTCCTGCAGTTACTACTAAAAAGCTTGCATGGAAATCTGTAGTTGGAGAACTACTTTGGTTTCTCGAAGGTAGCACAAACGAACGTCGATTGGCTGAACTTACTTACGGAAAAGATTCTGACGAGTTAGTTGATAAAACTACTATTTGGACTGCAAACGCTGATGCGCAAGGAAAAGCGTTGGGATACGTAAACGATAAGTTTAGAAAAGATCTTGGTCCTGTTTACGGATATCAATGGCGTAACTTTGGTGGTTCATCATGGCCACGAGATCATGTTGAAGGATTTGATAAAGGTGGCTTTGATCAAATTAAATGGATTATTAACGAAATCAAAACAAATCCTGATTCAAGAAGACTCATTCTTTCTGCGTGGTCTGCTGACCAGATTCATCTTATGGCTCTACCACCTTGTCATACAATGGCTCAGTTTAGAGTACTTAACGGCAAACTAAGTTGTCAAATGTATCAACGATCTGCTGA